CACTAGCCTCTAGGTTGCGTAAAAACATAGCCACGTTTGTTGCCTTGACCTCAAGATCGCCAGTAAGGGATTCAAGGGTATCTTCAAATGTCTGTTGATCCTCAATGTCCATGTCCATCAACTTCTGAACGTCTTGCAAGTATTGGTCAGCGATGGTGTAAAGAGTGAGATTACTCATTATTTGACTCCTAATACTGTTTTACGGGCATTGTAAAGAGTGGTGAATGTAGTGATCGCCTTCTTATCTTCCTGCCCTTGAGCTAGTCGATAAGCCCCTGCATAAGCCTTTTTCAGCTCATCCTCTGTTACTGCGTCACCGATCAATAAAGTAAAATCAGCAATTTGATTATCAGTAAGCGGAATTTTAGCTATTGGAGGCATTATTTCAGGAGTATGAGAATCAGCATCATTATCACCCTCAGTCGGGATTGCAAATGCTTGCAAAGCGGCATATTTGTAAGCGGCTGACATTGCCTTATTAGTAGCTTTGTCAGAAGTATCCATTGCCTCTCCAAATGTTTTGACAACGTGCTTACTGCCATCCTCGGCACAAACAAAATCAAATTCAACTTCAACGGTAACGTAAAAAATAGCTCCACCAGCCTTAGTCTGACGCTCAACGCATTCTCTAGCTAAAACCCTAGGAAGAATGCACAAACCATGTTCTGCTAATAATGGGCTAACTGTATTGAAAATATCATCAATACCTCGAAACTTGTAAGAAGCCCCTTGTTGATTGGTACGGCTTTTGGTAATACCGATTTTAGCCAATTCAGATTGAACGGCATTGATCGCTTTATAGACTTTCATTTTGCTTCCTTTCGTGGTTAATCTTCGCAAATCTCGTTTTCAGCTTGTTCTAAAGCATAACGCTCCATGTAATCGTAAGTAATAGCCCAAATTTTGCGACCTATCATTTCAAAGTCTTTTAGGTCTAGGCAATCTTGTAGGTCTTCGGCTTGCTGGACGCTCAATTCACCCATAGCTTCGACAATATTGCCAGCAATAAATGGATCGTAAGCCTTAGTTTTCATCAATGTAGCTACCCGTTCCTCGATCTCATCAGTGCGATCTTCGGACTCATCAGGCTCGTAATACGCATCAGCTCTATTCATTCCCATGATTAAGCTCCAAAGGCGAACATTGCGCCTAAAAGAATACCTAAAAGAATTACTCCTACCCATTCAATAATTTTGGTTTTCATTTTTGAGCTTTCAATGTTTTTAAAGCTTGGTTATAAACCGATGATGAAGAAACTCCATAAAACTTAAAACTTGTTGGAATTTGTCCAAGTTGATTTTTTAAACCATTTAAATTAAGAATTTCACTAACCCAAAAATTGTTTTGCTCAAATACTTTAATTGCTGCTTTCATTTTGATTTCCTTTCGTAAAAAAATCAGACTACATAAGAAGTATTACATATAAGTATGATAAGAGCAAGTGGTTTGTGCAAAAATAATACAGTACCAAATTTATCCTTTTAGAAGCTCAAATAGTGAGCTTATTACCTAGGGAAAGTACCCATAAAAATAAATGTATTACCTACCAAAATTTGCAGTAATATATTCCCATGAAACATCAAGCGTGGTGTTCTCATAAACTTTTTCGGAAAAAAGGAAAGCCAATGCTTGAATTCCCCCCGCAAGATAAAATTGAAGTATTTGCAAACGAGCAAGGTCTTATTTGCTTTAGGTCTGCTGGTGATATTGAAAATACAGAAGAACAAATTGTTTGCTTAACTATCGGTCAGTTTAGATCGGTTATGAAAAATTCCCAAGACCTAATTGCCCGAGCTGATGAGTTTAAAAGGGGGCTGACATGAAACTAATTCCTAAAAATTGGAGTTCATTTCAGCACTATAAATTACGGAATCCTCCTTGGATAAAACTGCATAAAAACTTGCTTGATGACATGAATTTTCAACGCTTGCCTCTTGCTAGCAAGGCGATAGCACCAATGTTGTGGTTGCTAGCAAGTGAGTCAAATAGTGGTGAAATTAACAAAACTACCGAGGAGATTGCTTTCCGTCTAAGAATGACTGAGAAGGAAGTGTCAACAGCCATCAAACCCTTACTGGATATGGGTTTCTTCATTGATGCTAGCAAGATGCTAGCAAATGGCTTGCAACGTGCTATGTCAGAGACAGAGACAGAGACAGAGACAGAGACAGAGACAGAGAAACCTAACTATGCGGAATCTAAGATTCCACCATGCCCCCATCAACAAATTATTGATATTTACCATCAAACACTTCCCGAGCTTCCAAAGGTAGTAGCTTGGAACAAAACTAGGGAAAGTCATTTAAAGCAAAGATGGAGAGAGCTGTTTGTTGAATATGAATGCAAAAGCACCGAAGAAGGCTTAGATTGGTTTAAGAATGATTTTTTCCAATTTGTTAAAAATTCAAGGTTTTTAACGGGGAAAGTGTCAAGCAATGGCAGAAGGGCATTTTTAGCTAATTTGCCTTGGGTCATCAAACCTGAGAACTTTGCAAAGATTATCGAAAGGAAATATGAATGAAAATTAAATACGGCATAAAAGCTGAGGAAGCAAAGCAGGATGGTCAGCCAATCGTTTGTACCGCATACGGCTGTGGGCTTACTGGCACTTTGTCTACTGGGACCACCGGGGAAAGTAAGTTCTACTGCCGATTTCATTTTGGATTATCCCCAAACAAAAATGACCAAGTAACCTTACGAATTCATCAAAACGACAAACTACGCAATATTTTCGATATGTGTACTAATCCTGAAAAATTCTTTAAAGGAGATAAAAACATTACTTTTTTTGCTATTGCAGATAAAAAGGTATCAGAAGTATTATATGAAATGGGTTTATCTGAATTGCATATTCCTAAGAATTTGCTTAAAACTCGTAGAAATATTCTTGGTGAATTGGATAAACGAACTTTTGTATTGAATGAAAATTAAAGGATTATGCAATGACAACTCAAACTGGTAATGCCTTGGTAAAGGTCCGAGCCGTTTTCCTGAATGAGGAAATGCCGTTGACTATGGCGGTCTTGGCTCAAAAGACAAATCTCAAGTCTTCTCAGGTTTCAATGGCTCTTTGCCATTTACGCAAACAGCGTTATGTCACAAGAACGCTTATTGCCAACTATGCGGCTCGGGGAAGGAAAAGTGTGTGGGCGTATTCCTACCATCCAAATAGGGTTGAAATTGGATGAAGAATTGGAAAAACACCGATGTGGGGTTAGGCAACTACTCAAATATCGTCAGGAATGGGGCATAGAGGGCTTCAGAGCATGGATAAACGATGGGAAGGTACGGTTACTATGGTTGAGGTTAAAAAACGACTACAGCGAGCAATGGAGGCTCGGCAATCGGGGGGAGAAGGACCGTTGGCTTTAAGCCCTTTAAAAAAAGCATTAAATGATGCTGATTACTGGCGTAAGAAGTATGATGAACTTCTGATACACCTTGAACACCAAAACGACTACCGCAGATTCCTAGAGAGGCAAGTTTTTGGAGGACCTTCTTTTTGAAAAAATATTTCATCTTTGCTCATCAGGTCGCTAGATCAGGGGCAAAGCAATGTATTGACGAGTCTCCTGATGGATATGGGGCTGAGATTGGACCCATTAACCGTACTAAAGCTCAGAACGCTAAACTTCATGCCTTAATCGGTCAGATAGCTAAAACCCAAGAATGGGCTGGTAAAAAGCACAGCATTGAGACTTGGAAACGATTGCTAACAGCCTCATGGCTAAGAGCAAGAGGTGAGCCGATTGAAATGCTACCCGCTCTTGATGGCATGGGGGTCGATATTGTTTATCGTCATACTTCTGAATTGAATATTAATGAAATGATTGAGGAAATTGAATATGTGACCGCATGGGCTGTTGAACAAGGGATTAATGTTTAATGACTAGAAAGCTCTACGAATCGGACGAAAATTTAGGCAACGAAAGAGCTGTTGCTTTATTTATTGAAGAATTGTGGATATGCGATTTAATAAAACTACCGATTAAATATGGTCTTGATTACACATTTAGAAGGAATAAGAATCTCGTTGGCTTCTGTGAGATTAAATGCGTTAATTATGAAATGAGTCATTTTGACTTAATGAGTGGTGGATATTTTATTAACGTTGGAAAGATAATGTCAGCTAGAGCATTAGTTGAAACAACAAAATTACCTTTTTATTTAATTGTTGATACTCGGGATGGAATATGGTACAGGGAATTTACTGAATTTAATAATCTAAAACTAATAGTAAATGGCAGAAAAGATAGGGATGATTGGCAAGATATTGAGCCAATGGTTTTGCTAGAAACAGCTTTATTTAAAAGAATTGCAAAGAAACCGAATGACCAAAGCTGAAAAAAATGTTTACCTTAGACTCTCACGATTGGGCTGTATTCTGTGCCAATGCAACGGCATACGAGAAATTGATGATTCTCCAGTCGAAATGCATCATATCCGAAGATATGGAGGAAAAAGAAGCCTTGCACCCGTCATTCCTTTGTGTGCTGAACATCATCGGCTTGGAAATTCCAGTATTCACAGCCTTGGACACAAAGGATTTCAAAAGTATTGGGGAGTGAGCGAAGAAGATTTATTTGAAATGGTCAAGGAGAAAATTGCATGAGAAAGGTTGATCGATTAACATTGTCGGAAATCGGTCAGTTAATTCCTTTTTCTGACGCTGGATAAACGTCACCAGCACCTATACAATGTATTACTGAGTAAAAAGGAAATCAAAGTGGCTAGACCGTCAAAACTGACTGACAAGCAATGGGAAGAAATCAAAAGCCGAATGCTTCATGGCGAGAAAGCGGCTGATCTCTCAAGGGAATACAAAGTAAGTAAGGCTTCTATTTCTGAACGAGTTTCCGAACGAGTCCGAACGATGAAAACTATTTCAAATCAATTAGTTACAGCAGAACAAGAATTAAAGGATTTACCTGTTTCTGAACAACTGACTGTATTGAACTTTGTAGATGACCTAAAAGCAATCAGTCTAAACCTTGCAAGTGCTGGTAAGTTTGGTGCGATTAATGCGAATAGGCTTTCTACCCTAGCGAACCAACAGATCAATAAAGTGACAGATGAAAGCATTGAGGATGGAGAAGGATTAGTCTCACTGGCTTGTGCAAGTCGATTGACTGACCTAGCAAATGAAGCAAGCAAAATACCGATTGGACTCATGAATGCCAATAAAGATCAAATAAAAGGCATTACTCCTCCACCAACAAAAGACTTCAAACAATGGACAAACGAGGAATTGCTTGAATACGCAACAAAGGGTATTTAAAGAAATCTATATCAGGAAGACGGCTTCTGCTGACATATTGAATTATGTGAACGCTATTGAAGTGCCGGGTAGACCAATAACCGAAGATCCTGATACCGAATACTTTGAGCCTGTTGAGACTACGTTAGCTCATCATCATCGACTTTTGCTGACTAAGCTCGATGAGGTTGCGAGCACTCCACATGGGAGGATGATGGTTTTTATGCCACCGGGTTCTGCAAAATCAACCTATGCCAGTGTGGTGTTTCCATCAAAGTACCTAGGTGAAAAGCCAAATAGAAAGATTATTTTAGCGAGTTATGGTGATGACCTTGCCCGAAAATTAGGCAGACGTACTCGATCCATTATTAAGCAAAATCGTTATAAATCGATCTTCAATACTGAATTGACTATCGATTCTCAGGCGGCACAAGAGTTTGCATTGACTAATGGTAGCGAATACATGGCTTGTGGAATACTGGGAGGGGTAACGGGTAATCGTGCTCATGGGATCATTATTGATGACCCTATTAAAGGACGAGAACAGGCTAACTCTGAAACTATCCGAAACAAGACTTATGATGCTTTTGAGGATGATCTTAAAACTCGTCTAATACCGGGCGGTTGGATAGTATTAATTCAAACAAGATGGCATGAAGACGATTTAGCAGGAAGAATCCTACCTGAAGGATGGAAAGGCGAATCGGGCAAGATACTATGCAAAGATGGAAATTATTGGGAAGTGGTTTGTTTGCCAGCCTGTTGTGAAAATGAAGGTGATCCACTAGGACGCAAGATAGGTGAATACCTATGGTCAGAATGGTTTGATCTAAAACACTGGTCACAGTTTGAATCAAATCCTAGAACATGGGCGGCACTCTATCAACAACGACCAGCTCCGCTTGATGGCGATTTATTCAAGCCCGATCAAATCCAAGTGGTTGATGCTATACCTATTGGGGATATTAAATGGTGTCGGGGATGGGATTTAGCTTCTACTGTTGACGGAGACTGGACGGCTGGAGGCAAGCTAGGAAGATTAGCTGATGGACGATTCGTCATTGCAGACATGGCTAGGTTGAGAGTAGGACCCGATCAAAGGGATGCGGCAATGTTAAACACAGCCTCATTGGATGGTCGAGCTGTAAAAATTAGTATTCCTCAAGATCCCGGTCAAGCAGGGAAAACCCAAGTTCTATACTTAACAAGGGCATTGTCAGGATACAATGTCAAAAGTTCTCCCGAATCAGGTGATAAGATTACTCGAGCTGAACCTTTTGCCGCACAAGTAAACATTGGGAATGTCTTAATGATTCGAGGTGATTGGAACCAAGCATTGATAAATGAAATGAGAATTTTCCCTAATGGGACGCATGACGATCAAATAGATTCGCTTTCAAGAGCGTTTTCTGAAATAATGATTCCACGCAAAAGTTTCTTTGGATAAGGTATATATGCTAAATTGGTTTAGAAAGCCCAAGGTCAAAAAAGAACCTAAAGAGCCAATGGCTAGAACTAGCCTATTTAGCACTCATGTTGAATACGATAAACCTGAAAGACGTTTTGATTTAGCAGAGCGTATTCTTAATCTAAAAAAACATCAGCCTATTTTTACAGGCGAATATGCTCAAGATGATTCCAGCGATGGCTTTCCTCAATTCAAGGCTTACAACACTTTAACCAATACAGTTAGTGAAGCGGTAGTGGGCTGGTATGCCTCACAAGGGTTTATCGGCTCACAGCTTTGTGGAATTATTGCTCAAAACTGGTTAGTAAACAAAGCCTGTGCAATGCCAGCCGATGATGCTATTCGTAAGGGATATAACATTGTCAGCGTAGATGGCGATGAGCTAGAGC